GTTGCCATATCAAAAAAACTAGGTGTGCCGCTAAGCGAATATGCGAAGTACGTGAAGGAGTAGGCATATGATTATGACAACGAAACAACCGCAAAAACTACCATCACGCGAGTCTGAAACCCGAGAGAAGACTTCTCGAAGGAAACCATGGACTCCACCGACATCACTAGACGCACCACCTGCGCCAAAGGGCTTTAAGCACCGATGGATAAGGGCTGAAACTGTAGGACACATGGATACTAAAAATGTATCTTCGCGACTACGAGAAGGTTGGGAGTTTGTCAGAGCTGACGAATATCCTGATACTGAATGGCCCCAACTAGATTCAGGTAAATATAACGGTGTTATAGCTGTTGGAGGCTTAATGCTAGCAAGGATTCCTGAGGAAACCGTTGAAGAGCGAAATGCTTACTTTCATCAAATGACGAAAGATAAGGATGATGCAATTGCAAACGATCCACTTAAGGACCAACATCCTAGCATGCCAATCTCTTCGGAGAGAAGCACTCGCGTAAGTTTTGGTGGCAAGAAACCTAGTTAGGTTTTCCACATAATTTACACAAATTTGACACGCTCATGAGGGGTGTGTCGCAACTAATTACTTTGAGGAAAAATCATGGCAAATGTAGACGCGCCATTTGGTTTTAGACCTGTAGGGGAATTAGGAAGTAACATCCAAAATGGCGGTACTACAAAGTATCGTATTGAGGATAACCAGGCTGGTGTCATTTACAAAGGAGACGTTGTCTTCATTGGGGATGGAACAGATGCTGGTACGGGTGTAACCCCTTCTGCTGGATATATTGGTCCAGTTGCGGCTGGTAATATCTGTAGCGTTGGAATTTTCAACGGTTGCTTCTACACCGACCCTACTACTAAAAAACCAACTTGGTCAAATTACTATCCTGGTAGTGTAAATATTACCACGGGTACAATTGATGCGTTCATCTATGATGATCCGAACAAGTTGTTTGAAGTACAAGCTTCAGGAACTTTAACCTATGCAACGGTTGTCAATAACAATATTGACATCCTATACGGTGCTGGTAGCACTGTTAATGGTCAATCCAATACGGAATTGGCTGCAGCGGTTACTGGTTCAGGAGCTACGGACATGTTCGTTATTATAGGGATCTCTGAAGATCCTGAAAATAGCGATGCTGCTTCAGCAAATTCGAACTGGATAGTTAGATTTAACGAACATCGTTATCTCACAACTACCCATACGTTCTAATAAACCTAGGGAGATAATCAATGGTCATATCACGTATGCAATTGGTCAAGGAACTCGAACCAGGTTTAAATGCTTTGTTTGGGTTAGAATACGACCGATACGAAAATCAAAACGCAGAAATCTTTGAAACAGAGAGTTCTGATCGTGCGTTTGAAGAAGAAGTGATGCTTGGTGGTTTCGCCAATGCAGCTGTAAAACCTGAGGGTCAAGGCGTAGTTTACGATGACGCTCAAGAAACTTACACTGCAAGGTACACCAACGAGACTGTCGCTTTGGCTTTCTCATTAACTGAAGAAGCCGTGGAGGATAATCTCTACGACAAAATCAGCACTAGATATACAAAAGCATTGGCACGTTCAATGGCTAACACTAAACAGGTGAAAGGTTCGAATATTATAAATAATTCAACCACATCTGGATACACTGGAGGTGACGGAGCATTATTAGTTTCCGCTTCACATCCAACTCTTAGTGGAAACCAATCGAATGTATTAACCACTGCTGCCGATCTTAACGAAACTTCGTTAGAAGCGGCACTTATCCAGATTGCGCAAATGAAGGATGAAAGAGGATTAAAGATTGCTCTAAGGGGCATGAAATTAATTCTTCCGGTAAATCTTCAATTCGTAGCTGAAAGGTTATTGAACTCTGCAGGACGCGTAGGTACAGCGGACAACGACATCAATGCAATCAAATCTATGGGCATGGTCCCACAAGGTTATGTCATCAACAATTTCTTGACTGACACTGATGCATGGTACATTAAAACTGATGCCCCTAATGGACTTAAACACTTCAATAGGGCGCCTATTAGAACTGCAATGGAAGGCGACTTCGATACTGGAAACGTTAGATATAAAGCGAGAGAAAGATACAGCTTCGGCTGGTCTGACTGGCGTGGAATATTTGGCAC